ATTTCTTGCTGGTGATTATAGCAAGTTTGATCAAAAATTGCCTTCTCAAGTTTTGTTTGCAGGTTTGAGGATTCTCATTGATTGTGCAAGTGTATGTCCTGGTTATAAAGAAGAGGATATTGGGGTTATGAAATCTATGGCAGGAGATTTAGTTTTCTCCATGATAGCATTTGATGGTAACTTGATTGGTTTGAATAGTGGGGGACATATTAGTGGAAATCCACTTACTGCCGTTCTTAATAGCATTTGCAACAGTTTGAACATGAGATGTTGCTTTTATACTATTTATCCAAGAGCCATAGACTTTCGCAAGGCATGTGCATTGATAACATATGGTGATGATAATGCCGGATCAGTTTCTCCTGATTACGAAGATTTTAATATCAGGAGTTGTTCGGAAGTTCTAGCACGTTTTGGCCAGGTTTATACTATGCCAGACAAGGAAAGTGATATGGTTGATTTTATTACCATTGATCAGCTGGAGTTTCTTAAACGCAAATCAGTTTTTCATGCTGATTTAGGGCATGAAGTTGGAGCTTTGGCAGAGGATTCATGTTTTAAAATGCTCCATTGCTTTTTGCGTGAGAAAAATTCGCCTCTTTCTGAAGTGGAAGCTTGCGCGATGAACATTGACACAGCTTTGATGGAATGGTTTAATCATGGACCAAAAGTTTATGAGCATAGACGGGATGAAATGAGAGAAGTTGCAAGATTAGCCCGTTTGACAAATTTGTGTACTCAATTGCATGTGTCTTATGAAGAAAAAGTTGAACAATGGCATGAGCGATATGATCCCCATTCGGGAGAGGAGCAGGAGTTATCGCGGCCATTGTATGTTAAAGCGCTTACTGATATACCTTTGACAGCAATTGCCATGGATTTTCCTATCATTGTTCATAGTATTGGAGAAGTAGATTTGGTTTTTCAAACCACTATTATGGGTGTGCATCACGTGGTGTTTTTGGAGATTAAAGATTCCAATTTAGCTTCGGCACGCAGTAAAGGTAGGAAGCAATTACGTAGACTGTGTTACGCAGCCGCTGTATTGAATCCTTCCATTTCTTATGCCGGTGTTTTGTTGACTCCCATTGGATATGAGCCTGTTACAATGACGGGCCATGATGGTTATTGGGAAGATATAAGACTCCCTTTTTCTATGTGGCGAGATGTGCGTGAACACGATAGTGCAATGCGTTTACGTACCTATGGATTTTAATTGCACCTCGCCTTTGGAATGGCGTAAAATTCATCCCCCAGTTTCAAATCTGATGGTTAGCAAAATTGTTGTGTTTTATTGGATACCATATTTTTCGGAGTGACTAACCGATAATATAGGCTTGAAGCACAATTTTTATGATGACGAAGTGTCATCATAGTCAAACCCCACCCTTGATGGTTGATAAAGGAGATGGGTTAAATAACTTGACCAACAAAAACACATATGAATGTATTAAACAAAAACAAACCGGTGGTCGTGACGACCACAAAATCGACACGGATGTGTTGTCCACTTTTAAATGGGTTAACGATGTTGATCCTATGATAGTGGTAATTGAGAGGAATTTTGCCCTTTATGAGAAACAATTATTGGGCATGCCACTTCAAGATTTTCCTGTAGCTGAACTGGAG